CCCACCATCGGGCACGAACACCTGCGCCACCAGGCGCCTGCCTTCTGCGACACGCTCACTGCGCGTGTCCAGCACCTGGGTTTCGTCGCCCACCCTGGCATGCTCTGCAGCTGGCCAGGTCTGGCCCGTCACCCAGCCATCCCCTTGCTTCTCCCGCTCCAGGTATCGGCTGCGCACAGCAGTGACCTGGGTGCCTGCCTGCTCCACTGTGGCTGTCAGGGTGACCACCACAGCCATGCCACCCACTTTCAGGTGGGCGCCACCTGGGTCTGCGTAGTCGGCGCCATTGGCCACCTTCTCCCACTCCAGGGTCACCCAGGTGGCTGCCTTCACACTCAGGGCCTTGCTGCGGGTGACCCGCACATATTCCGGCATGTCCTCACCTGTGCCTGCGCCGCTGCCACCACTGCCCGCAGCGGGCTGATAGTTGACGGAAGGGGCAGGGTCCACACATAGGGTGCAGCTCCAGCCTGGCGCCTTATGGCGCTCAAAATGCAGGTGGGCGCCAGAGACATTCCCCTCTGCGCCTACTTCGCCCACCTTCTGGCCAGCGTCCACCTTCTGGCCATGGGCAGCGCGGCTGCGCAGGTGCGCGTAGAAATCCTCTGTGCCATCGCTGCAGCGCACAGCCAGCTGGTGATAGCCAAAGGCACTGCCGTAGTTCACATGGGCCACTGTGCCTGGCCTAGCGGCCACCACCTGTGCGCCAGCTGGGGCTGCGTAGTCGGCACCTGTGTGGATGCCATTCCCTGCGCTGTCCTCATCGCATGACCAATAGGGGCCACGGCGCCCATAGGGGGTGCTGGCCGCATAGCCAGGCACAGGCTGCACCATCAGCTAGTCGCTGCCTTCCTCCGCGTCGTCGCTGTCCGCGACGAAATCGGGGCGCCTGCCTGTCTGCGGCTGCTCATCGCTGTCAGCCTCAGGCTGGTCAGCTGCTGGCGCCTGCTGTGTCTCAGTGACGCGCTTCTCCGTGCTCTGCTCCACCTGCTCTGTCTGGTGGGTCTGGGTGGGCGCTTCCTGCTGGGGCTCATCCTCGCGCCTGTGGTCCTTCGTCATTCCAGTGCCTGCCTTTCGTCATTGCTGATATCGGTTATTGGCTGGCCGCACACTCCACATTGCACGGCATCCACCCCCATGGGGTTTCCGTCGTCGTCCTGATAGGTCAGGGAAAGCTCTATCCCCTGCTCTGCGTTTTCGCAGTCATCGGTATGGCACGTCAGGATAGCCACGTTTCTGGTCCTTTCTCCTAGGGGGCATAGTGCGCAATCCACCAGGCTTGCTGGCTGCCTGCGCCAGCTCTCACCACTGAGATAGTGCAGCCTGCCGCTGTGGTGCCGCTGGCGACTGTGGCAGCAGTGGCAGTGGTCGCTGCGTTGTTATTGACTGCGCCGCACACCACTGCAGGGGTGGCAGGGAACCTGCCCGCAGGGAAGGTGACAGCCACGGAGACTGCTGTGCCACCTGTGACGATATTGCCCGTGACGTTCCCTGATGCGGCACAGCCTGCCTTTGTGTCCACAGCCGTGGCCAGGTCATGGATAGCGTCGTCACCATCGGTCAGCCTGTCTGTCCCCACGGGGTAGGGATATCCCTTTGCAGTGTTAGAGCCCATGTCATTGCCTCACTAGGTGGCTGGTGTGTAGGTGTCCCAGGTGACAGCTGGGTCTATGTGGTCCCAGCGGGTGGTGGCTGGTACGTCGTCCCAGCGCCCCAGGTTCGGCAGGGGGCCCAGGCACGCTGCGTCGTCCCAGCTGCCCCTGCTGCTGTCCCAGGTGGCTGCAGGGTCAACGTCATTCCACCTGGGGGGTGGGCTGGTCCTGCAGTAGCCACTGACCACCAGCTCCAGCTCATGGACACCCCAGGCCAGGGTTTCTGACCAGCCTTCCACCCACAGGCTGGTGCTGGTGGGCACCTGGCCAGCTGCGGGCAGGCCAGTCAGCGCCAGCAGGTCATGCATCTGCAGCCCCAGCAGGGTGGCTGTGTCAGCTGCACTCAGCTCAGCCACAGCCACGGGCAGCGCACCCAGCACCCACACAGGTTCGTGATTCTGGGTCAGCAGCAGGTTTCCCAGCGCCTCAGCGTCAGCCAGCTCTGCCAGCTGGGTGGTGCTGCTCAGGCCAAACTCTCCCCACTTGCTGATGCTGTCAGCGCGCTCTGCGACATAGCGGGGCGCTTCCCCACCCTCGGGGGCCACCCCATAGCCGATGGATACGGCATTGACCATGCCCTCAGTGGTACGGCGCCAGGTGGGGGTCACGAGCACGTCGCATGCGTCCAGCTCCAGAGCTGGGGTGATGCCGCGCCTGTGGACAGCATCGGCATAGCGCACCTGCCCCTCAGTGGTGGCCCACACCACCCCACCCGCGTCTGATGCCACTTGCTGGGCCAGGTCCAGCGCGGTCTGGCTGTCCACATCGCGCGCCAGTATCTGCACTGTCCCTGGGTCGCTGGTCAGCGGGTCCAGGTCTATCCCAGCAGCGGCCAGGATGGCTGCCACGCGCTCCCCATCCAGCTGCTGGGGCCAGGGCTCAGCGCCCACTGTGCGGCGCCCCAGGTCAGCCAGGGGCCCTGTGGCAATGAGCTGCGCCACCACCCTGTCTGGGGTGTCGGGGCCCGCTTCCTCCCACCCCATCGCTATGTCAGCGATGGTGCCCACGAAACGCACATGCGTGGCCCCAGCCAGTGCCGTGACCACCTGCACCGTGGCGCCCATGTCCACACTGCCTGGCAGCTGCGCCGTGTCGGCATCGAAGCTGATATCTAGGGTGCAGCCTGCAGCCTCAGGCTGGCTGTCTGTGTCGCTGCGCCCCTGATGGATGGCCACGGCATCCACCAGGCAGCTGATATCCACAGCTGCGCCAGCTGGTGGGGTCACGGTCACGCTGTGCAGGCCAATCACGAGACACGCAGCCCCACGCGCCTGTCATGCCCAGCCAGGATGCGGCGCACCTGGCGCGCCGTGCCTTCTGGGTCCACGGCGCCATAGACGTTAATGACAGTGCCACCCCAGCCCGCTGTGGCCCCACCAGTGCCCGCTCTAGCCCCTGCCACGCCTGGCGCGGCATAGGTGCTCACCCCAGCCACGGCAGGGGCTGCAGCGCTGTGCATGCCAGGAATGTGGGGCAGCTTGATGCTGGGCACATGGATGCGCCCCAGGGCCCCAATCAGGTTGCCCACCAGGTCTATGACGTGCTGGATGGCAGAGGCTATGGCAGTGAACGGAGCGGCCACCTTCTGGGCCCCAGAGCGCACAGCTGCCCACACCTGGGCCATTACGTCCTGAAAGCCTCGGGCCAGTGAGCGCAGGGAATCCCACAGCGCCTGCCATCTGTCCTTAACCCAGCCCACGGTGGTGCTCACCACTGTCCTGATGGCAGCAAAGACAGCATGGAACACAGCCGCATACGCGCGCAGATAGGCAGTGATGCCAGCAAAGACTGTGCGCCAGATGACCCGCACCACCGTGGCCACAGCCCTGCCAGTGGCGCTGATGGCTGACCACACAGCCCGCGCCACGCGGGCAAACCCCTGGGCCCCTGCGCTGACCTTCTGCCACATGCTGACCAGGAAGCGCCCCACAGCTGCGGCGCCAGTCTTAATGGCTGCCCACACCCCTAGCACGATGTTGCGGAAGGTCTGCGACTTTTTCCACAGAATCACGATGGCGCCCACCACCAGCAGCACGGCGCCCACCACCAGCAGGATGGGCCCCAGGGTGGCAGCCCAGGCGCTGGCGCTCACCACAGCCGTAATGGCTGTGATGGTGTTGTAGATGGACAGCCCCACGTTCAGCGCGACGATGGCAGCAGCCATGATGCCGATACCAGCGGCCACGATGGTGAATAGCGTTCCATGGTCCTGGGCCCACTGGCTGATAATCACCAGGATGCCTGACAGCTTGCCCAGCACGGGCAGCAGGGCTGCCCCTGCCGCTTCCTGTGTCTCACCTAGGGCATTCTTAAAGCGTTTCATTTTCCCTGCAGCTGTCTCAGCGCTGGCCGCAGCTGACCCCTTTGTCTTATCGCCCACTTCCTTCATAATGCGGGCAAAGTCTTTGCTTTTCAGGGCTGCCTGACTGATGCCTGGCACCAGCCGTGACAGGGCACTGGTGTTACCCCCAAACCCTTTGGCCATGGCATCTGTGACTGATGCCAGAGGCTTACCTGTGGCAGCGCTAATGTCCATGGCTGTCTGCAGCGCCTTCTGGCTTTTCGTCACGTCGCCAGTGGCGCGCACCAGGGTGCCCAGGGCTGGCCGCAGCTCATCGTCAGTCACCCCTGTGGCCTTGCTCTGCGCGTCTATCCAGTCCTCTGTCTGGGCTATCTGTGACTTTGTGCTGCCCGCTGCGTTTTCCATGGATTTGGCCAGCAGCGCCTGGGACTGCGCATCCTCTGCGGCTGCGTTGGCCGCGCCGATGGCAGCAGCGCCCACAGCCACCAGCGCCACCCCAGCCACCTTGCTGGCACTGGCCAGCCCTGACTTGAATTTGCTGGTGCTTTTCTCTGCCTGGGCCATGCCATCGCCAGACAGCTTCGTGACGATGTTGACCACCAGGTCAGCGCTAGCGACCACGGCGTGCCTTCCTCACTTCTGCTGCCTGGGTATTCAGAATGTCCAGCACGGTGGCCAGGGTTTCGGCTGTGGCATCCCACCACTGGCTGGGGCTGGTGCTGGTGGCCACTGCTATCTCACATATCAGGCGCGCTCTGCTCCCCTGTGGGAAACGGGGCGCCATCCTCCCCATCGTCGTCAGGGGCGTCCTGCTGGGGCTCTACTTCCAGCACGTCAGTGCGCCACTGGTCCCAGGTGTAGGAGGTTTCGATAGCGCCTGTGCGGCGCGCAGCTGCCCAGCTCAGGAAGGTCATCCACAGCATGGGTGCCTCATCGAATTTGGGCCACGGTGGGCGCTGCTTAGGCCTGGTCAGGTCCCACAGCACCATGTCTGCGTTAGTGGTCTGCAGCTCCAGGTCATCGTGCCCATCCCTGATGACCCGCACCCTGGGGCTGCTCAGCCGTACGTCACCCATCACGCGCCCCTGACTTTCGCCAGCGCCTGCTGGGCTTTCCTGTCGCTGGCCGCTTCTATCAGCCTGGTGGAGTCTGCCAGCGCTTCGGTCAGGAAGGGCTGCGGCGCGATGTTGTGAGCTGCCCAGCCATAGTGGATGACAGGGGCATACACCAGCTCTGACTGCACCACAGCCTCACCCTTGCCCAGCCCCTTTGCGTAGACAGAGCGCGCCAGGGTGCCGCTGCGCTTGGGTGCTCGGGCAGCTGCCCGCTGGGCCACCATGCGCGCGCTGTCGCTCTGGTCCATGTCGGCCAGGTCAGCCTCAGCTGCGCGCAGGGTGCGGTTCAGCGTTTCGTCACCATCCACGCTGATGCGCTCAGCCATCAGGCCTCGACCAGCTCACGCTGCTCATCAGCAGCCGCGCCAGTGCCATCCCCATACGTGTATGCGGGCTGACCCACCAGGGCAAACTCGAAATCGGCAGCCATCGTTTCCGTGGTGGTGCCACCCCCAAAGTCCAGCGGGTCGATGATGCACTTGCCCGTAGCTGTGGTGCCCGCGTCATTGTTCGGGGTGAACGTGAAATCCTGCTGGGTGCCAGGGTTGTCCTGGGTGAGCGCGAAAAACCCTGTGGCCTCTGCGATATCCAGGTCCACGTTTCCGCCGATGGTGTAGTCATACGTCGTCGCGCCTGGCACCACATCACCACACAGCTTCGTGACGTTATCGCCCTGATTCTTGCTGGCTGCGATAACGGCATTGTTGATGAGGCACGAAATGTCAATCTCCGTGCCCGTGGCGCCGATTTTCAGCACGCCTGGTCCCAGCGGCCAGCCTTCTCCTGCGGTCACGCTCATGCTGCCTGTCCTCTCATCGTGATGCGCAGGCGTAGGCCTGGCATGGCTGTCTGACTGTCAAAGCGCACTTGCACGGGCTCTGCCAGCTCCACCACAGCCAGCAGCCACAGCACGCTGACCAGCTGGCCCAGCAGTCCGTCTGCCGCTTCCACGGTGGTGGTGGCATAGCCCGCTGGCAGCAGGGCATACACGTCATAGGTGGCGCGGCCAGGAAGGGCCAGCGACCCTGCAAAGGTGGTCTGCACCCAGGTGGGCCACGCGGCGCCTTCTGTGGGCACGTCAGGCACGTTAGGGCTGGCACTGAGCCCTGGCACCGTAGCCAGCGCGGCCACCAGCTGCTCCCTGCTGCCTACGGGCACCACCGTCTGGGTGCCCAGCTTCGTGCTCATGCCAGCACCTGGCGCCTAAAAGGCTTCTCATGCTCGCTGATGAGCGCGTCAAAGGCTGGCAGGTTCTGGGGCCCAAATTCCCCACCGTCTAGCCCCACCATGCCCAGCGGCAGGTTTTTAGCGGCACACTCGCGCTGAATGCGCCGCAGCAGCGCCTGCGCCAGCGCGTCTGGGTATTGGTCATTGGGCTCTGGGGTTTCCTGACCTCT